GTTTAGGGGTGTATTACAGACCAAAGCTCTCTGTGCAATATGTGGGTATAGTTGGGGGGTGATTAGCACTCTTCACAATACCAACGATTTTAAGATGTTCCTGTTGCGCAGAGACTTTGCCTTTGAAAAAGAACTTAAAGACATCATAAACGACTTTGAAAGACGTATCAAAGAGCAAGACTGGTATCCACCACAGGTGTTGCCTGATCTACAAATCATGCACCCTGTTGGGGAAAAGGTTGAAGCAGACCTCAATGACGATGATTCTAGTGAACATTTGGATCGTATCTATAACAATAAAGAAAAGATCAAGTTATTGAACGATGAAATTGAGCAGTCACAAATCTTTATACAGACCAAGATGGGCGATGCTGAGATAGGCACAAACTACAGATATAAAGTCTCATGGGGGACAACAACTTACAAACCCCAACCTGAGAAAGTTGTACCTGCTAAAGATGGTTATACCATTAGGCGCAAGACGGCTACACTCAAAAGAATTGAAAATGAATAAAAAGGCTTTTTATTATTGGTTAAGTGAACACAGTGATTTGCAAAATATATATGATACAAAAAATGATGCTAAATATTTAAAAAAGCACAGATTCAGGAATTATTATATAGGCACTGAGGATAAAGATGAAATTTATAAATTACAAAAGCATCAGAAAAAATTTGATAAAGCACACTTATTGAGCAGCAGTGCTGTTCAGAAGTCGTTGCATAATTCTGAAAAATTTGTTTTAGACCATGAGCTTCTTGAAACCTTTGGTGGAATTAATGTTTTACAGAAATACGCAAAAGACATAAAACCCTTTTTGCCCTATCCAGAAACTTTTGTACAGATTAAAAGCAAAACAGAAGCAACAACACAGTTGCTTATAAAAGAGCAAGATGGGTACTTTCTGATCACACAATCTTTGTTTAACAATCAAACAAAAACATTACACTCTGACCCAAACCTTTACGGCTGGAATATGGATGATTATGAAACTTGGGATGACTTGTTAGTTAAACCTGATGCATGGAAAAGGAGTAGAGAAAAGTACGCTTTTGTACCCGATCTAAAAAATATGAAATGTGATCAAGATTTGTGGAGATTTACTACAATATCAGCAAAAGAAGCTGCCGATCACGAATTTTCAAAAATGATTTTTAGTTCTTTTTCAATTTTATTTTTTTTAAATTTTGTTCTTACGTACAAAAACATATCAAAACAAACAACTTACGCTGGTAGAAATAAAAATACAATTTTTATACCAAAAACTTATAAATCTTCAGACATTCTAACAGCACCCTCTTATGAGCATAAAACTTTAGAAATCGAACTTGAAAACGATAAACACCATGACAACAGTTTCGGTACGATGGACTATAAACCAAGAAAATATCACTTGGTAAGAGCGCACTTACGCAAGTTAGCAAGTGGAGACATCACACTTGTTAAATATCACTCAAGAGGAGACGCAAACTTAGGTGTTATCACTAAAGATTATAAAATTGGCTAGACCTCTGACCAGTCCTTGCCTTCAAACAGCAAGGCTTCAGCCTTCCTACGTCTGACAAGACCCTCTAAGACCTCACCTGCTGCTTTGTTCCAGCGTTGTATCTCGTGTGGTACATCTTCATACTCACCTGAGTTTAATTTTACTAACAGGGTTGAGCTTAAAAGATTACCTGCTCCCAAGTTATAGACCCAAGCCACTAAAGCATCAAACTGATGTTGTTTAAGTGGTACTTTGACTAGATCGCTGATATAGCCCTCGTATTCTTCTAGCTCTATATCGAGCATGACTTCCGCATAATGTTGTGACCAATGATCGTCTTTCTGCACGTTCTTAGTGTGTCCGTAACCTATTGTCCATTTACCTGCTGGACAAAGATATGCCTCTAGCTCACAACCTTCAAACTTTTTAATTAGGGCTTTGCCCTCTTCTGATATGTTCATGTTATCCCCAAACTTTTACTTTCTTGCCACCCCAATACTCGACTGCGTGACCTTCTTCTATGAGTATTTGGCAAATGTCTTTGTTATCTTCTGTATAAGGTATGCCGATTATTCTGCCAAACTTGCCTTTATCTACACACTTGACCAACAACTTCTCACCACAAAGTTCTTGCAGTCTAGCCTTTGCTGCTAACCCTAGTGCCTTTTCTGCTAGGTTCCTAGTTCTTGATTCAGGGGTGTCTATGCCTGCTAATCTGACCCTTTGTTTGCGAAACCAGACACCGAAACCTAAATCTATGTGTACATCTATAGTATCGCCATCGACTACCCTGTCTAATGTGCAGTTATATATAAATGCTTCAACCATGTGTGTATATCTTCAAGGGCTTACTTTTACCTTTAACCTTAATTGGTTCTAATGATTGTAACCTATAACCGCAAAACTTTTCAGTTTCTTCACCAATTAAAATATCAACACCTCGTTCTTTAGTAGCACTTTCTAACCTAGCTGCTGTATTAACGGCATCGCCTATGGCAGTATAGTCGAATCGTGATTCACTACCCATATTACCTAACACAGCTTTGCCAGAATTTATCCCAATACCAATACGAATTTCTAACCCTGCTTTATTTATCTCGTCAAGCATTTCAATACCTGCTTGGACAGCTAATTGTTCATGGTGTTGTAAGTCTATAGGTGCGTTAAAGATCGCCATCATCGCATCACCAATATACTTATCGACCATGCCACCATACTTCTGCACTGCATTAGCTTGTATAGACAATGCCTTATTCATAATCTTAGCCACTTCCTCTGGCTCTAGCTTTTCCGATAAGGCAGTAAAACCCCTAACATCTGTAAACAAGAAAGTACAATAGCGCCTCTCACCTCCTAGCTTCAATAAACTAGGATCATCTTGTAAGCGTTTGACTTGTCGTGGATCGAGATAATGCTCAAACTGTTTTTTGATCTGCTGTCGTAATTTGTATTGTTTACGGAAGTTGAGATAGTAAGCCACACTAGCTGTGACAAACTCAGCGATCAAAGTATAGCTAAAATCAAGTAAAACCCCTGCTCTGATCGTATAAAGCCCATACGCAGCCGTAGAGCAAAAGATCACAGAAGCAAGGGTAATTGACCATGTAATCCCCATAAAAGAGCTTACAAGCCAAATAAGAAAGCACAATATGAGCAAACTAGCCAACTCTGCTGTTAAATGCCAATAAGGTATGTAAGGGCTGTTAGGTATGAGCATAGATTCCGCTAAAGCAGCTTGTATCTTGTGTGGTTCTAATAAACCAACAGGTGTTGCTAATTGTGGCATCACTCCTTTTGCTGTCACACCGACAAAGACAAACTTATCTTTGACAGCCATTTCTGCTAGTGTGGTTTGTGGAGTGTCAACCCAAGACAACCAGTGTCGACCTAAACTGTCCACTCTAGTTTGTGGCAAACCTCTGACCTTGATCTCCTCTATCCCTGTTTCATTAGTTTTGATGATAAAAGTATCAGCATCAACTAAGGTTTTTAAGACCTGTGTACCAAAGCTAGGAATCCAGCCATCAGGTGTTTTTAATAGTAAAGGTAATCTTCTGACTAAATTATCAACATCGACTGGCGCTGACACCATACCCTCAAAGGCTACTTCAGATATTTCTGGGATATTAGGCATATAGCCTTGTAAAGCTATACCCTCTGCTGGATCACCTAACAAGACTGTGCCTGTTGGCTCTGGATATAATTGATTGTCTGTCTCGAAGGTGGCAACAACTATGGAATACTTTGAGGCAGATACACTAAACAAGCTGTCACCACCAAACCTGTCTTTATCTATAAAGGATATAACATAACCGACACCAAGTGCGCCCTTAGACATAATCTCTTCGTTTATTTCGGCTAATCTTTGTCTTCGCAAGGGATAACCACCTTCTGCCCTAACATCACTGTCAGTTATATTTAAGATCGTAAAGTATTCAGATGGCTTATGTTGCACCACAAACCTGTCAAAGACTTTCAGCTTCAATATTTCTAATGCAGGTACTTGTAATACTAAGGGCAAAGCCAAAAGTGTGATAAGTGCTAGTCCTATTCTAATCATGGGTTTTGGGTGATTGTTATGCTTGAGGATGAACCACCATTAATCTTGACTGTTCTGCTAATGCCATCCTGTATAAAGATAACTGTGTATGCACCACCACTATCTAAATCCAAATAAGCCTGTTGATTTACTACTCTCTGCATTGTTAACCTCTCACCTTGTATGAAGGTCGTGATTTGGGTTTCTGTATCTTGCCCTATACTTGTACCACTGATACTAGCAGATTCTAGGTTAATGGCTAACTGATCTTGTTCCTCTGTATCTAAAGCATCTAACACATCCAATAAATCTTCTAAGAAATTGACATCAAGATAATCTATGTCTAGCTCTGTAAACTCAAAATCTTCGTCTAGTTTGAGAAAATCCTCGTTCAACAAATCGACATCTAACTCGTTGTAATCCAGATAATCTGTTGACTGCTGTCGGCTTTCTTCTTCTTGTGTTACAACTTCCTTTGGTGGATTTATGATTAGCATATTGTCAATAAAGTCTAAGGTTATATCTAAGGTGACTGGCTTAGTCGGTGCTGATTCAAAGACACTGGTTGTAGTAGCCTGATAAGGCTGATTAAGGGTAACTTGTCCTGCACCTGTCGAGACAATAATCTCGCCACTAGCGTTACCAAACTCATC